GTATTGTCCGCTGCCTGTGTACCTAGGTACAAAGAGCGTGCGCCATCGCTTGTCCACAGCTCCGGGTACGTGTTTTTGTGTAACTGCTCATAAGTTTTAATAACATCCCGCCATGCAACAAAGTTACTAACCTTCGCTGCTGCGGCCTCTGCTGCTGCAATAGGGTCTTCTGATTGGCTGGTAATACGCTGTAAGGCTCCAGACAGGTCAGTGCTATATGTAGGCATTTGCGGCTGTCTTGCAGTGTACCAGTAACCTGTTGAAGGTGTGTTGATCTCAATCCAGTCAGCAAAGTCGTGGTTGTTTACTATGTTCTCGTCGACCTTAAAAGAGTCTCCGACACCTTGCTTAACCGCTAATTCTGCCGCGCCTGGGCTGTCAGCGATAGCAACTGCACGTTTAAAGGTGTGTGGTACACCGTTAAGCTCCCCTTTGAACTCTTTTTCTACAAAATATTTACCCTTATTTATTTTGTAATAGTAGCCTTTGCGGTAAGGTAGCATCTGCTCAGGCAAAGGTTTTATATGCTCAGTAGGTTTTGCAAGCATAAACTTATAGCGTTTATCGCCCTCAGCCACGTGCGCATCTGCTAGCGCATAAGCTTGGTAGCCTTGTGCTTGGAACTGCTCTGCCTCTGCTTTGCTTACAATAGTCACTTGCCCTTTGTCTACTACCGCAACCTTCTCTACACCTGTAAAGTTTTGCAAGTCTACTGCTTTACCCATCGTGTCAACGGCTTGTGTGCCGTCATCAGCATTAGACTGTATACGCACATACCCTTCAGCAAGCTTTGCTGTATACTCTTCTTTGTTTTTGATGTGGTGTATTGTGTCCCACATAGCTCTCTCAGAGTGGTATGCGGCAATTTGGTCGCTGTCAAGCTTGTACAAAGACACCAGTTCAGTGTCATTAAAAACTCTCTCTTGCTCACCACCATCTACTATAGCCTTGAGTACACCTTGCTTTTTGAACTCGTTCAGTTTGAACATTGGTTCATTGATACGTAGGATATACGACTGGAGTTTTGATGCTGTCTCGTTGGCTGCGCTCAGCGGCACGACATAATCACTGCTCATAGTGGCATGTATATTTTGAAAATACTTGCTTAGAGCTAATGCAGGGGTTATTGCTTCTTGCGGTATAACGTGATCTGTTTCCCAACGCATGCGCTGCTTCACATTGAGCTGCACTTTAAACTCCGTGGCGTCTTGTACATCAGTAGCTTTAGCCCAGACATTGCCGTTACCTATACGGCCTAAGATATCTACACCTGTTGTCTCAAAAGGGCCTGCGCCAAACTGAGCTTTAATCCTTTCAGCGGCTTCTTGCGCAGCTTGCAGTGTGCTAAAACTACTACCGTCTGCTTGCCCATATACGGAGCCATAACGTAAGAAGCCATCATCTGACTTTTGGAACACACTTAAAGTTAGGTCAGATTGGTAAGGCGGTAGGTGGCCGTCTGCTGGCAGTTGCGTAAGTACGCCTTTTAACTGGTCTTGCTGTTTTGTTGCGTCAACAAACTGCATCAAGCTTGCAGGTGTTGACTCTTCTGCCGCTTGCAGTGCAGCAGTTACATTCTCTCTTAGCTCTTTTGTAGCATTCTGCCCTGCAACACGCATACCGTCAGCTTCAAAGCCAGGCACGCTGTTTATAGCTGCCTGTTCTTTGTTTACCCCTAATACACCTGCTGCTTGGCCGCTAGGCTCCTGCAATGCGATACTGGCTAATGTGTCGCCTGCCTCTTTGTTGTGTGCAGCGATATCTGCTAGCGGTGTGTCTAACCCTTTACCTAAAGGTGCAGCAGTGTTGTTTGCTTTTGCAATCTTGGTTGCATTGTTAAGACCTGGTATAAAGTCTGGTACCATGTCCAGCACACCGAAAGTGTTCAGCATTATATTTTGAAACTTACTGGTAAACTCTTCAGTTGTACCTTCGTCTATCTTGCCTACGTAGTCGTTAATAAGGTCAAGAGTAGATGCCACATCAAACTCATTCTCAGCTACAATACCACTGTGCTTGCGCACACTTGCTATAACATCTTCCGTAGCTTTCTGCCTGTCTGTACTGTAGTAGATATGCTTAGCCAGAGCTTCAACAGCATTACCATACAAGAAAGATTGCTGCCCTGTGACTTCTTTAGCAGACTGTGAAGCCCATGCTAAAGTAAAAGCAGGTATAGAGCGCAATAAACCGCCTTTAGCAGAAGCTATGTCTTGCTCTTCTTGTAAGAAAGCTTGTTTTTCAGGTCCTGACAAACTTTCGTAATAAGCTTGCTCCCGCTCTGCTTCAGCAATAGCCTCTAGAGGTCCGCCTGTGCCAACCTGGCTAGTTGTAGCTCTAGCTTTAGACCTGTTCACCAGATTTGTAGGTATACGTGCACTGGTTTCTGCTAATAAGTTACGTGCTATCTCTAAGTCATCTTGCAGTGGTATGTTTTGTTGCTCATAAAAAGCTTCACGCATAGTGAGCTGTTTGTTTGCTTCTTCTGCATACTCGTCAAAAACACTACCTGCTTCTTCTACAGGTGCAGCTAATAGCGCATCTTGCATAGCTTTGTTAAGTGACATTCTGCGTTGCATGTGCACATCATCAGACAGCGACTGGTAGGTTGCGTCCGTGCCTAGCGAGTTATCTGCCTGCATTTGCTGGTAAGCCCCGGGCTGCCTTGCCGCTAAGTCTGCAAAGAATTGCTCACGAAAGTCTACACTTTTAACGTAAGGCTTATTTTCGAAGATGTAGTCAACATCTGCTTGTGTTATTTCGTCACCAAAATATGACATGTATTACCTGCTGTATATACTTGTGCTGCTGACGCTTGGAGGTTGTGCCGCTATAGTTGTTTGGTAGTTGGCACCTATACTAGGTTGTTGTGTAGGCGTTGCAGTCAGACCAGTAGGGCTGCCGAAACTTTTTGCCGCACTCGCCCCTAACTGAGCCATTTGCCCATAGAAAGCCCAGTCTGCCTGCTTCTGCCTCGCGTTCTGGATGTTCTTGTTTAACTGTGCAGCATTATCCATATATTCAACGTTACTAGCTATCTGATTTTGTATGTTGCCTAGCACGCCTAGTGTACTGCTGCTTGCAAGCTGCCCTGCAATAGAGCCTTGTGCCTCAGTGACAGCGCGTGCACGTCTGGCCTCACGCTGCGCTTGCCTTATGCGCCTGTTGTTTTCCATAGCTGCAAGCTTTTGCTGCTCTCTATTTTCGCGTTTCTGCGCTTTACGTTGTTGTGATGCGCTACCTATCCCTATAAGAGATGCACCACCAAGCGCCAAGGTTACCGGGTCGCCCATTTCTGCACCTCGTAGATATAATAAGCAGGCCAGTTAGGCTGTTTCGGTACGTACTGCACCATACCTAAGCCAAACATTTCAGCAAAGCGTGCAAGCTTTCTATCGGCAACTGGGATTAAAGCGCGAACTGCTGCATACCTAGCATGCAAGGTGTTCATGGCGGCAGTGAACACCACTAGAAATCGTTTATACACACCTATAGTAAACTTCTTCAGTACTTTGCAGTGCAGGTAAGCTGAGCCTTGTACAATTTCAGCTTCTAGCTTTACTGTGTCATCTACATACAAATCATAACGCTGCATTTGCTACCCCTTCAAAATTAAAACCTAATAAATGAAAACCTTTACCTGCTGTTGCGGTAAATTTCAACGACAATGCACGGCCTGTGCCTAAAAGTTTTGTTTTGGTAGTTATGACTTCGTGCCCGTAGTCAAAAGTGTCCCCTATCGCCCCCGGTAAATATGCTCTGCTGAACCTGTAAACCTCTTGCTCGTTAGACCATTTCCCGCTGCCGTCTGAGTCAGAATAATCCCACTTAGCTTGTAGTTTGCAACTGCTTTTATTGTTAAGTGTAGGGTTGCCTGTGCCGTCATTGATAAAGGCAGTCTCTGTTCGCCTAAACTGGCAACGTACATACACAGGGTACTTCTTTGCTGTGGCGTCCCCAAGTATGTCGTTATTACCTTGTAAATAGGCAGTATATGCGGTTGTACCAAAATCCAGGTAAGCACTGTTCTTGTAATAAGCCACACCTACTGTGCTATTTGTAGTGTTTACTATGAACATAAAAGCTTTATTTGCTGTGTAACTGTACCCATTGCCACCTATAGTCACGTTATCTGAACCGGATACTACCGTGTCTGCACCAGCAACAACATTATTAGCTACGACCGTGACACGAGGGCTTACTGTGTAAAAAGGTGCTGTGGCAAAATAACTAGCATGTGACGCTAAGGTGTTTTTGCTGAAAGCTTGTAAGAGTAAGTCGTAGGTCAGCTCTGTATCTAGTTTGCCTGTTTCTGTTAGGCCGTTGAAGCTCGTTGATCCGTTGTACCACCAACTTACCCGCTTGTTTAGTGAGTCATACACCGACTGCACAAAAGCTTGCTGAACAGGGCTTACTACTGTTAAGTAATCTTGAATCCTGCCTGCGCTTAGGGCTGACGCAGATAAGCCGCCAGACTGGCTACTATAACCTATACTATATATGCCATCTTTTGTCCAAACGAACAGACTGCCTTCCGCAACCACAGCGCACCCTGCTCCTGCTATGCCTACATCTAATATTTTGTACGACTGCTGTGCTTCAGCAGTAAAACCTGCATCACCACCACGTATTGCTAGTATCTGCTTATCTGTAAGCACAACTAAGCTGTCCATGATAACAACAAGCTTCTGCACAGCTCCAGCGCCAGGGAAAACCATATACCCGCCATCTGATGCAACAAGATCACTGTCTTCTTCACTAGCAGGGTCTGCTTCTTGGTAACATTTACCATAATCCAACTCAGATTTTACTATCTGACTATAGAAAATATACCCTGTTAAATCGGGGCTAGTTGTGAGACTGCCATCTATATCAGACACAGCTCCAGCCCAAAACAGGCGACCAGCGTACCAAGCAACAGCAGCGGGTCTGTTACGCTCCTCATCTTTATCTGTGTAGCTATAGGTTGCAGGTCCGTTAGTGCTGTTACCAAAGTATTCCTGCTTTGCTGTGTTATTACATTTAAGAGCACGGCTGTAGTTGCGTCTAAAAGCGTCTATAACAAAATGCCCTTTTGGAGCTTCTAACCTGCCTGAGTATATGTTACGCAAATCTTCAGAAAAGAACTGTCCGTAGTTTGCTTCGCGTTTACCGCGCCACCACTGGTATATCTTTGCAGGAAAATCTAATTCTTTCGTGTAAAACTCGTCGATAACATTTACTACTGTGCCTGTCCTGTTGTTCGCTTTATGGTACCAGCCTTGATTAAACAGGTTGTACTTGTTCGTAACAGTCAAGCTGGTAGGGCGCGCATCTGGCTCTACACCGTCAGGCACTCCATAAAAATCCCTGGTTTCCACAGTTATGTCAGCCTTAGATAAGGCTATACCGTTGTAACTAATACGGCAAGGCTCAAATTTCAGACCAGCAACAAACAAACTACCATTCCCTGGCGCGTACTGCACACGGCAGTCACTCGCAGTGGTTGTAGAGTAGTAAGGTGTAGGGGTAAGCTCTACCGTAGCCAAAAATCCACTAATAATACTGCTAACACTAGCATCAAAAAAATGCAGTTTATAGCCCTGCTGTAAAACTATAAAAGTTTTGTCTCGGTTACCAGCAGATTCCCATGTATAACACGTAAATGCACTGCTTGTTAAAGTTGTCCCTGTCAGGCCCTGGTAAGCGGCTGCCTCAAAGTCCAGGCCTAAACGAACCTTTCGTGAGCCATCCTTCTGTAAAGGCACATTAGACTCGTCACGTGTATAACCGCTGTCGCCCGTAACAATACCTGCGTCAGTGTTTAACCCTTTTACAAACGGCAACAAATACTGCGCTGGCATTACACCTTCTTCTGACTTCTACAAAAGTTTTCAATAGCTGTTTTAGCAAAATCGTACCTTGTGTACGTGCTGTCTTGCAGTGTAAGAGGCATAGGCTTGTCTGCGTCCTGCTTAACTTCTATGATGTGTAGATTGACTGCTCTGTCAAAAACCACACAGAAATCTTCTTTAGTATAACTTATTTTATCTGCCATAATTAGGGTACTCAATTGTCGATGTTACACGGTGCCTTTCAGTGCCAAGCCAAGCCCTCTGCCTTCGCACACGCTGCTCTTCTTTTGCATTCGGCTGCTGCTTCAGAGCGTTAAAGCACGTACTTTTAGCTTCTGCAAGCAATAAACTGAAAGTCTTTGCTGGTAAGTCAGGCACAAAACTGTCTGTGAGCGTGAACGAAGCTTCCCGATAACCTGTGCATAGAGTCTTAGACTGTTGCAATGTACTGTCAATAGTGCTGTCGTAAGCATTAAAAACGACATAGTCATCATCAAAGCTTGTCCATATTGCAGGCATGTCAACTTTGCTCACAACAAACTGGACTCCACTTATATCAGTAACCAGCTTATTGCTTGAGCTGCTGCTGTCCAGTCTGGATACACGCTCAAGGAAATACTCAGGGTCTACGTAAATAACGTCCGCCCACTCCACTGTGCCTGTTGTGGACTTATTATACCTGATTGTTTCTATTTTGGAAACATTTGTAGGTAAACGCATATGGGTAGGCTTGTTAGTATCTCCGAGAGCTGTGAGCTGAAATACCTCTTTAAGGTGAGGCCAGTCTGCGCTGGAAATTATCTCAAAGTACGTAGTGCGCACAATGCGAGCTACTTGCAAAGACTCTTCAGTGTCGTTGATACTGTTAACATTATCCGAAGACATGTCGGATAAAATGTCTTGCACAATGTCAAGCAAAGTCATCTGCATATTAAGCCGCCCTGTGTAGTCTAGTAACCATCAAACGTACGTCAAACAGCTCTGCTGCGTGGCTGGTGGTAAGGTATATTTCTGCCCCGTTCGTCTTGAAGTCGGCCACTGCATGCACAGGCATAACAAACGCCATTTTTTCGTCGACTGCCGCGCCTTTATGTACAGAGTGTGTAATCTCTTTTAGTATACCTGTGGTGCCGCCTACATCGAAATCTACCGTTGCATAAGGGCTACTGCCTGCTGGTATTTTAAGAGTGAAATAAAGCTCACACAAGTAGAAGTCGTTGGTGTTCGTAGGGGTGATCTTGTTGGTCGACGTGTTAAACCAGTTTCCAGAACCGCTTGCTGTGTAAGCTACAGTCTGCCCTGCCCCAAGACCGTTAATTGTCAACTTTGTGCGTGTTGTTGCACTTATGGCACGCCTCGAGCCTGTCGTATATTGATTATCTGACCAAATCTGAAAACCTGTGAACGGGTTTGCCGCTGCTAAAGCAGGGTCAAGTTCTGCAATGCCTAATTTGCGGTATACGCTAACACCGTTAGTGCTACCACTTGACGTAATCACTTTGCCTGCGTCTGTTGTGGTCGCGATGGTGATATGCTTAGGTTCATGCACTTTGTCATGGCCTAATGTGCTATGCTCTATGTTAGCCATATTCTACCTATAATAAAGAATTAATGCACCTTCACCTGTCGTCACAGGTCGGCAAGGTGCCAGCCGTACCAGCGTGTTTGAGGGTGCAAAGCATAGCCTTTGCTGGTGTAAAGATGCAGCTACTTTTACATAGCTGCTCTCAGATACTACGGTCTTTGTGGGACATATCTTACAACAAGTCTGCCAGACCCTGCCGTAAATGCAGCCGTTCCGTATGTCATTCCTATATAAGCATTAGAAGAGCCTACGTTGTCGTTAGTAGCTAAAGCACCTGCCCCTGTAATGCAAGTGCCTGCCGTCAAACCGGCTACAGCTTGTGCTGCAATAAGGCCGTCAGCATCTATCGCTCCGCCAGCTTTAGCATACAAACCTACATCTAGGGTAGCAGCACCGCCGGAAGTGAACGCTGTTTTGACATAGAACTTCACGTCAGTGATCACAGCGTTCGCTGGGATATAGGCATGAGAGTTACTAAAACTGTCGTTAGAGCCATTTAAGTTAGAATCTTGGTCTAAAAAGGTACCAATACCTGAGCCAATATGGTTGTACTCTACATCTAACTCGATAACTCTCTCGTTACCTCCATCAGTTATAGATTTACGTGCCACAGGGTAATCTGTCGTAGTGCGTGGGCCATAAAATTGCACTAGACCATCGCTGTTAGTATAAAGAGCCATAAAATCACCTCATAATAGGATTATAGTGCAGGGTTGGTGTTTACACATACCATGTTTTCTGGTCTGAAAAGTTTCACGCCAAAACGCATAGTCGTTGCCATTGTGTCCATACCACCACCTTTAAGTGCAGAACGCTCAACCTCAGTGCGTGGTGCACGTCTCAGTACCCCACGGAATGGTGCGAAGTCTAACGAAGGGATAGCGAAGAACAGGTTCTGTACGTCACCAATCTGCGCGTTCACAGCCGCACCTGAGTGTGTAATGTTCTCAGCAGCAGTCAGCTTCCACAGGTATTGTGACACATAAACATCAAATCCTGCGATATTAAAGCGGAACTGGCTGTTAGCACCAACCACACCACGAGCAATTGCTTCGTTGTACATAGGTACTGGCGAAAGGACGTTAGTAGCGATTTTGCTGATCTCATACGCAACAGACTCATCTACAACAGCCACTAAACCATTGTTAGGCACGTTTGCTCGTGACAAAGCAGACCTTGCGTAATGGAAGTCATTGATTGTAATAACACGGCTGGTACCTGTACCGTTGAAACGGTGATCGGCATCGTTGATGCGGTTAGCATTTGCCACAGTCTGACCACCGCCAGACTTAGCCCCGGGGCCAGCGGCTTTCAACAAGGCAGTCTCTAAATACTCATTAAGTGCACGCACTTGTGAAGCCACGAACTCAGACTGCCCGTACTGCTTTTGTAAGAAATATGAGTCTTCTTTGGCTTTGTCAGTGATCGTGTCTTGAGTGTACACGTCCTCGTCGACAATCATAGTGAACTCACCAATGTCACGCGCAGATGATGTGGTGTCAATCTCTTCGTTCCACTCTTTAACTACAGGCTGGCCAATAGAAGGCACGCTGTAGGTTGTACCGTGACCGAAGTCTGGAGTAATCCATTTACACCATTTGCCTGCCATAAGGTCAGCTAAGAGTAGACGCTTAATCTCTTCGCTGTAGACTGTAGCCCGTACATGGGTGTCAGATGATTTAATCATAAAAACCTCTAATTGTTATAGTTTCTTGCAATAGCTTTGTACAACTTTTCTTGGTGCGCTTGGCTGTAGTACACTTCAGGGTTTGTAGTTAATACAGACATCAAAGAGTCTACAGTTTCGCCTTGTTCTCTTGCCAGCATATTAACACTGGAAGATGTGCCAAGACTGCCTGCTGCACTATTTTGTTGGAATAGTGCTAAGACTGCTTTAGGGCTTTTGGCGGCCATAGCGTTAAGGTCTTCAACGCCTAAACCAAGCTCTTGAGCTTTTGCTACATAAACACTCTCTGCCTTGTCTGCATAAAGCTGTTTAAGTTCAGCAGCTACCTTGCCACTGTTTTCTTGTGTCTTAGCTTCAAACTGTTTCTTAGCTAAAGCTTTCTCAACAAGAGCTTCAAAGTCTACAGATTGGCCAGCCGGTGCAGCCTGTTGTGCAGGCATGCTGCCGCTGTCTGTAGGTTGGCTTCTTGTCATAATAGCATCTAACCTTGCTTGTATAGCTTGCTGCTGCTCACGCAAAGCTTTATTGTCAGCTTCCAGCTTTGCAATATGGCTCTGCGCGTGCGGCACGCTTGCTAAGGCATCGTCTACAGTTTTGTACTTCTTATCTGCACCAATGAAATCGTTAAAAATCGTCGGCACAGCTTGTTGGTTAGCTTGGTCAGCGTCACCCATAAAATCACCCTAATAATAACTGTTTGCAAATATTGTAGGCTTTAAGTTGCCCCATTAAGTAGGCTTGGTTGTAAGCCCACTCACCTGTAAAACTGTCTGACATAGTTTTGTTTCTAACAGAACATTCCAAATCTTCTAGTGCTTTAGCTATATAGCCTAGTACTGTAGCAGCCTCTTGGAACTCTACGTTAGCTCTTTGGAGTTTGTCGTTCGGGATATGTCTTTGTACGAGAGAGTTCGGCATCACTTCTTCCTGCTGTAGCGTATACTAGCGCCAGCAGCCCTATTACTAGATTTGCTAACAACACGTAAATTAGACTTTCCATTACTACCACCGTGGCTAAGAGGGCGTTTGTGATCAACGTCTTTACCATCCCCTTTGCGTACACGGCCTGCATCTTCCATTTTTGCCCTGGCTGCATTTCTCTTTGCTCTGTTTTCTTTTTGCTCAGGTTTTGCGTGGTATTCCCGGTACTCTTTCTTATAATCTCGCTTTTTAGGCATTTTACATACCGTCAGGTAGTTCTTGATCTTGTGTCACTTGCAAGTTTTCTTGATACTGCATGCCTAGCATCTGAGTTTCTGCTTGCTCTGAGAGCCTAATGTTAGGCGTCATAAGCTGATAACGCTCAAGCTGCAACAGCTCTTCAAAAAGCTTCGCTTCAGCTTTGCCTGATACGTGCGACATAACCGCAGGGTCGTTTACAAAAGCTTGCCTGAAACCTAAATAGTTTTGCAGCACGTTGTTGCGCATTGCAAAGTGGTCAGCTCCTACAGCTCTTATTTTACCTTTCGCTGTCAGGTCAGCTCTGGTGATATTAAGGAACTCCAGTGCACCTGTGTCTGTATCAAGCACACTTACGGTGTCAATAGCATTGATATTCCTTCGCGCTAATTCTAGCATATTGTTAAGCAAAGGTTCAAGTATTTTCTGCTCAAAAAGCTTGATTTTTTGCTGAGGCAGTTTATTACGCGCCCGTTTCATCTCACCCACTTCAAAAGCAGTCTTCTCCCCAGGTGTTCTGAAGCCTAGCTCCTCTTTAGGCATACCTGCAAACTCTTCCATTAAAGCAAGCAGGTTTGCAATCTGACTATCTGCTTGCAATGCAGTACCATCAACACGCAAGAAGTCTACGTCTGAGTCTGTGTCAGGCAGAATGATCTTTTCCCCTGGGCCGAACTTGAAATTGTCCACTAAGCCACGTACTTTTATAGGCGGCAATGCCATCAAGTCGAACATGTCTGCACGTATATTCTCTAGGTGGTCAACACGGTATTGCATACCTATAAGGTTTACAAGTGGACTCTGCCCGTAAGAATTACCTGCACGCTGACGCCAAGGGGCATGCACAAAATAAGATTTGCCAATCCAGCTAGGGTTAGGTATACAACGAACAAGTTCACACCGGTCAACTACTGTCAATATGTGATTCTTTAGAAACTCGCCCGTCTCTAAGTCGTACATATCGCCGTGGTATTCTAGTATTTCCACAAGTCCTGAGCGCATATACATACTGAAACTGCCGAAACCGTCTACTACCATAGCTTCAAACGGTTGCATCTCAACCTTACTAGCACTCTGGTAGAAGCTACGGTTCTGCAAAGCTTTCTGCACAATATCCCGCTTGTATGAATGTTCTGGTTCTGACAAAGCTTCAGCATGCAGGTCACCTAGCGTCTTAACGTAACGCACAATCTTAGGGCTTACATCGAAGCTTGTTGCTGAAGGGTCCCATACAACATCGGCCATAGGTATACGCTTAGCCCGTGGTCCTATATATGTCACAACCTTCTCACCACTTATGTCGTCTATGTAGAAGTCTTCAACATACTCGCAAGTAGCTACGCAGTTGCCCCACAAAATAAAATCTAAAAGCAAATCACTGACAACATCTTTAAAGCCGCTGATACGCAATTTGTTTGCCATGTATGACGTAATAGCCTGCACTTTGCTTTTATCTGCTGCATCTGCACTGTAGGCATCCCATTTAACCCACTCTTCGTTAGGGAAGAGTGACTCAAAGTAGCTTGCATGCAAGTTGTCCATAATCTGGCACAGTTTAGGCAGGTGGGTATTATTCTTCCACGGTAGCTTTGCGTTTGTTGTTTGCTTAGTGTTTGTTGCATACACATACTCACGGCACTCTGCTACTTCTTCTTCGAAGGCTTGCCTTGCAGTTTTGAACTTTGTCCATAAATCAGCAACATGTTTTGCTTTGTTGTCTGGGTTGAGTAAGCCTGTTAAACACTCTACTTGGCTCATCTGTAAGCTACGCCTCCGAATTTCTTGTGGTAAACTACGTTGCTGGTCTGGGTTTCATGCTGCATTTGCCTGCTAGGCGGTTTTGCTGCAAGCACTGCAATAGTCAAAGCGTCTTTTAAGTCGTCGTGCGGTGGGTTCTCAAAGCGTAACTCTTCTTCCAAGAGCTCACAATTTCCACCTCTGTAGTGGTAAATAAGGCCTTGCTCATATCTAGGCTTCAGCGTGGCTTGTATACGCTCTTCTTTAGTGCCTTGGTTTCTGTTGGGAGTATGTTCTTCTATAGAACACAGTATGCCGTTATTGGGGAAGTAGTTGTATTTTAGCTCATTTACAATCTGTTTTTGAGCCACAACTGCTTCCATGCGTATACGCTTAAAACCCCACTTCAAATAAAGCCTTTCGATCTCTTTGAAATAGCCAGATACTCTGTCAGTCTTGAATCTAGCTATGTCAAGCACGTATACGCGCCTGTCTGCGTCCATGCCTATGACCATAACTACACTGTAGTCTGTCTTCTGCTTCAAACTAAAAGCGAAGTCAACACCTGCTGTAATATGCAAAGGTTTGCCTGCTATGCTGTACAAACCGTCAGTAAAGCGTAGTTGGTGTTTTTCATAGTACTGGAACCATTCGGGCTGGATTAAGGTTGTAGCTTCGTTGTTAGGCTTGTTGTAATACTGGCAAAAGAACTGGTTCTTATCTAAGTACTCTGCCTTCTTGTACGCTAAAACATCAGCATCAAACCCATACCAAGCCCCATTTGCAGCCTGTCGTCTAGGCCATATAAAATCACCACTACCATCACCTGCATCTTCCACCTGCTTCTGAAAAAGGTCGTACATCTTATTACTGGTTTTGGTCTTGTAGTCATACACCTGCAAGCTCAGCAGCTCTTGGTACAAATCGTCTGGGTGGTAGCGTGTACCTACCGCTAAGGTTATTGCACCAGGGTCTTTAATAGACGCTAGTTGCGAGTACGCTGCTGCAATCTTCTGCCGCTGGTCTTGTGTGTCCACGTTACTAGGCACAACCAAATCGTCTAGCACCAGAATATCGCAATGCTTACCTGTTATGTTACCACCAACCCCTATGGCTGTCAGTGTATTGTCTCTTATAAGTGTGTTATGCCTAGCAGGGTGGTCTACTATAATCTCACTGGTGTTCCACCTTGCCCTTTTCACCTTGTTGTCATCGACCATCTCAGGCCAGTAGCGTTTGTACACTCGGCTCGTA